GCTTATATATCTAGATTAATGGTTTTACGTAATACTCTAAAAAATTGTAAAACAAATAAAGACACTATTATTATTACAGAGAGAAGTTTGTATACAGATAAAATGGTTTTTGCAAAAATGTTATATGACTCATGCAAAATTGAATCTATTAATTATCAAATATATTTAAATTGGTTTGATGCATTTTCAAATGAATTTCCTGTAGATAAAATAATTTATGTAAAGACAGACTCAAATATATGTCATGAAAGAATTATGAAAAGATCAAGAACAGGTGAAAATAATATACCGTTAGATTATTTAGAAACTTGTTATATATATCATGAAGATATGATTCGTAATTTAATAATTCAGAATATTTGTAAAGAACAAATGGTTTTAGATGGTAATGTTGATATTTTCAATAATAATAATCAATTAGATACATGGATAAAGGAAATAGATAACTTCATAAATAAATAATATATTTATAAATAATCTATTTATAATATATATGAGCATATCTTATAATGATAATAATACAATTATTTTTTCATTTGCAAGAATGAATCCACCAACTCCAGGACATTTATATGTTATTCAAAGACTAATAGAAGAAGCTATAAAAAGAAATATTAGTAAAGTTTATATTTTTCTCTCTAAAACAAATGATAATAATGAAAATCCAATCTCTTGTGAAGAGAAACTAAATATATTAGGTTCAAATATTGATGCAATAAATAATATGACCGAATCACTTAAAAAACAAATGATTGTTTCACAGGAAAATAATGTTACATTATCTCCTTCTGAAAAAGAGGATATCGTTAATAAAATAAGTAGAATGGAAGTGAATTTTATTTGTGTTCCTAATATTAAAGGTGCGACTCCATTTACTCCTTTATCAAATATAATTTATAATATGAATGATATTCCAGATATTAATTTAATATTAATAATTGGTGAGGATAGAGCTGATAGATTAGATAGTATAGCTAGTTTGTATTTCTTTAAGAGAGATAATGTAAATTCTTTTGATGGAATTATATTAGATAGACCAGATATGGGAACTTATAAAAATATGACAACTGATCAATTATCTACGCTAGATATTTCTAGTATTCCAGTTGGAGCATTTTCAGCCTCTTTTGTAAGAAAATTGGTAAAAAATGGTTTTAAAGATAAATTTACTGATGTTTATAAACCATATTTAGATCAGGCTAAAATTGATAGATTATACACTTTAATCCAATCTGGATTAAATTTACCTGAAAATAAAAAAAAAGAACCTCCATCTAAACCATTAAAATTTAAATATCCTTTAATAAAAGGAAACCAAAATGATTCTGTTCTTATAAAAAGAAAGGGATCTTTTAGTAATGGTGGTAAAAACACAAAGAGATACAGATCTAAAACATATAAAAAAAAATTATATAAAAAGGAGTCTAGAAAATTAAATCAAAAGAAAAGAAAAGGAAAATATACGAAAAGAATATGAAAATAAATATAATAATAAAAATGAAATTAAAAGTAATATATAAAATAAATTTATATATCAATGAAAATCATGTCATTAGTACCTATTATTAATTGTGCATTTAATTATGTTGTTCGAACTAGTAAAATATTTAATATTGATGAATCTCATGCTTTAAAACATAGTATGGAAGTTTTTCAGTTTGCAAATAAAATTTATGAAAGTGAATCAAAAAATAATACATTATTACAACATCAAAAAGATATCATTATGGTTTCTGCAATTATACATGATATGTGTGATAAAAAATATATGAATGAAAATGAAGGAGTTGGTATGATTAAACATTATATGAGTGATTATATGTCAGCTACGAATTTAGAAGTTGTTTCTAACATTATTTCAACAATGTCATATTCAAAAGTAAAAATTAATGGCTATCCTAATCTCGGTGAATATCAATTAGCGTATCATATTGTTAGAGAAGCCGATTTACTTGCAGGTTATGATATAGACAGATGTATAATATATTCTATGATGTGCGAAAAATTGTCTTACCATGATTCAATTAAAAGAGCATTAAATTTATTTGATGTAAGAGTTTTAAAATACAGAGATGATAAGCTTTTTGTAACAAAATATTCAAAAAAATTATCATTACAATTACATAAGAAATCTTTAAAAGATATTGAACATTTAAAGTCATTACATGATACATTATAAAATATAAATTATAATAGAGAATAAATTATAATAGAGAATAAATTATAATAACAAATCAATTACAACAGGATAATGATCTGAGTTATATTTACCACAATATTCATTATAATCGTGATAAATAAAAGAATTTATGATTTTTTTTCTTATATTATTTGTAACCAAAATATGGTCTATCACTAATGTTTGTAATAGTAGGACATTCAGTATCTGCAAAAGCTATCCTAGAAAAAAGAGTAAAAAATAAGATCCATCGCATCATTCTTTATATTACTTTATAAAATATATTTAATATATAATTGAAACAAAAATTTAAAATTATGTATATAATAAATTATATTATTATACAATGTTACCCAAAATTAAAACGATAGTTAAAAAGAATGATGTAAAATTATTTCTAGAAGCAGACTTTGTTATGTATTTTGACGGATGTAGCAAAGGTAACCCAGGTATAGCAGGTGCAGGTGCAGTTATTTATTGTTTACAAGATGAAATATGGAGCGGAAGTTTATTTGTTGGAAAAAAGGCAACAAATAATCAAGCAGAATATGCTGGTTTAATTTATGGACTTGAAAAGGCAAAAGAGATGAATATAAAAACATTGTTAGTTAAAGGAGATAGTCAACTTATAATTAATCAAATGATAGGTAAATATAAATGCAATTCTGATAATATAATTCCACTTTACGAAAAGGCAAAAGAACTTGAAAAAAATTTTGAAAATATATATTATTCACATATTTTACGAAATTATAATAAAAAAGCTGACTATTTATCAAATAAAGCTATTAGACAAAATATGAATATATTAGATGATATGATAATTGAAGATTTATAAAATTATATTTTTTATAAAGTACAATTATTTAGTGCATTTTCAAAAAAATATATATATAATACATAAATATGGATGATCGTGAAATTAGACTTCCTCTTCATTTTGATGGAGATTATAGAGATTTAACGAACAGTACTTTTAGAAGACAAATAGAATTTGTAGTTAATAATGAAGCTTTAATAACAAGATTTTTAAATGAACTTGACCCAGAAGCAATAGAATATAGTGGATACACTTTAGATGAATATAGAGCGGTTTTTGCTTTTATATTATATATGGAAGCAGCAGAACCAGGTTTTAATCAAGATGAGGATGAATGGGAATATAGTAATGAGGCAATGAGTTTTTTTCCTTTAATGGAGCTTATTAGTGATAATTATCTATTTTTTAATGAACTTTATGGTAATGCTCCTGGAGCTGCTGTTCAAGCACAAAATGTTGAAGAACCAAGACGTAGTAAACGCTTACGTGGAGAAGAGGCATCTGGTATATCTTTAGGTCCTAATAAAAGACCAAAAGATCGTGATATGGTAACATTAAATCCTATAAAATCTGAACAAGCTTCTGTAACATTAGATAATGGAAGAACTCACACTTTTAGTGAACTTGAAAATTTTGAACTATTTAGTAAAGTAAAAACACCATATAACTATACATATACACCAGCTGATAGACAAAAGATAAATAATTTAATAACTGAAATGCAAAGAAAAGGAGGCAAACGAAAGACAAGAAAAGCCAGAAAAGGAGGTAAAACAAGAAAAACAAGAAAAGCTAGAAGAGGAGGTAGAAGAAGAAGCACAAGAAAACATTAAATATTTAAAAATTAAATGAAATTTTTTAAATATTATTTTTAATATTAATATTCTAGTAATTGAATATTTAACATCTTATTTGGTTTATATTTTAATATATCTAGTTCTTTTGATGTAGTAGGGAATTCTTTCTCTCCATAAATATCTTGTAACATTAACCATTCAAATAATCCACCAACATAAATATATATATTATAGAATCCTAGAGAGTTTAATTGATTATATTTTGAATAAATCTTTTCATCATTAGAATTACGACCATAAATAATTATTTTTACTTGTTTATTACCTGTTTTAATAAAATGATTAATTATTCTCTCTTCATCATCAATATTTGTTGTATTTAAAAGTAAACAGTTTTGTTCAGATGGTAAAAGAGTATTAATTAAAATATATTTTTCATTATTTTTAATAGCATACTGAATATCTTCGTAATTAATTTTTATTAATGATGATTGACCATTTCCCATTACAATAAATAGTATTTATATTTTTAAATATTTAAATTTTAAAATATTTAAAAATTTATGAATAACTGTAATGTGTTGCATTTTTATCAAATATCCAATGATGATTATTTATATGTGCATCTGTTAAAATTCTTCTTCTTAATGCAGGTGGTGAAATATTTACATCTCTAGCAGCATCTGCAATAGTCTTGAAAAAACATTTTTCTCCAGTTGAACAACATATTTTTATAACAGGTTGTTCAGCAAATTGTTCTTCTTTTGATACACCTGAATAACGCCATAAAAATCCTTGACAAACACGATTTTCTCTTACTGCTATTCCAATTGCAGTACCAGTTGTCAAACCAAGACTTCGTCCTGCAGCTTCTATACTCTCAAATGTTTGTATCACTTCTCCAGTTTCTTTATTTATTTGATCTATAGAACGTTTTGCTTTTCTAACAACAGGTATTTCTGGATCAGAAATCTTTTCAGTTATAATTATTTTCTTATTTGTAAAAAAATCTGATAAAGAATCAATATCTTTTGATTGTTCTATTAAAATCTCCTCTAATTTAACAGAAGCTTCTAATACTTTTTTTATATTTTCTATTGACGTTTCGAATTTATTTTGTCCTAATGAAACACAATTTTGTTTTAAAATAAACATCATATTTTTTTCGGTAAGAGGATAAGAACATTTTAATTGACAGATCATTTCACCTGTTGGGTATAAATCTTTTAAATTTTTTAAAATAGTATCACAATCTTTTTGTCTAGTTATAGAACATATAAATCTCATATTTTCATATTGATAAGCATATAAATAATAACCATATTTACATAATGCATAATTACTTGCTATTTTACCTTTTATTTCATCTGTTATATCATATTCTAATTTACTAATTTTTTTTTCGTTTTTTTCAATTAATTTATTTTTTTCATCTAATTCATCTTTTAACTTATAAATTTCATTATTTAATTCTTCATTCTTTTTTAATAGTAAATTATAATTTTCTACATTGTATTCATTTTGTTTTATAATTTCTTTAATAAATTGCTCTACTTTATCTATAGTAAATTCGGAATCATCTAATGCGATCAACTCTCTATGTGCTATATCATCTATAGTAATAATTCTTAAACGATTTTTAAGTAGTTCATGTTTTTTGATACAATTTTCAATTTCTATTTTATTTTTAACCTTATAAGCTGAATATAGTCTAAAATTATCATATGTTTTTTTATGACATTTTACCCTCTCTGATAAGTTATTACTTTGACCAAATTTTATTACTGTTTCATGATACATTTTACTATTAGGTTTACCTAATGTTTTATTATCAATTAATCCAATATAAATACATTGAGTATTAAGTGGAAATTGTTCCAATATTGTTTTTTCTTTTAATTCTTCTTTTTCTTTCTCGCTTTGTAATTGTTGTATCTGAATTACCTTTTCTTTTTGTTCTAATTGTAATTTTAATTCATTATTTTCTTCGTTAATTACTTCTTGAATAATTTCTTCTAACTTCATAAAATATTCATGAATTTCATCCGCTTTTTTTGTTCCTGTCTTTAAACATAATGATTTAAAAGTTTTAACATTTAACATTATTTTTTCTTTATTATGACCTCCTTTGGTGTGAGTTGTTTGCTTTCCCTCTAGAGAAAGCAATTTTATATAATGATTATTTATTTCAAAATGTTTTTCTAATAATTCTTTTGCTCTAACCTTTTGACTAAAACCAAGCCATTTCCATATATCATCTAAATCAATAACAAAATCATTCGTTGGATTATATTTTAAATAACAATAAAAACTAGATAAAAATAGTTGCTGTTCAAATTCAGTAAAATTATTTTTAATTTTAGCTAATAGTTTTATATTATAATCCTTAGATAATTTTGTTATAGGATTATTCTCAATCAACTCAACAATATTTAATTGTTCCATTTTATAAATAATATAAAATAATTGTCTTTATATTATTTAATATGTAATATCTTTTGATTTCGAAAACAAAATCAACCCAAAAACTAATGAAATTGAACCACAATTTCCACATCTTCCTTTTTAATGCTTTTAGTAGCAGATATCGACAACTCTTCACGTTTTTTACGTGTCTTTGTATTATCTGCAACAGCTTCCTTTCTCTTTGAGGTACTATTTCGGTTATTCATATCCTTCTCTATGGTCTCATAATTATCTTCAATATATTCAACCACACGGTTTTCAATCGCCCATTTGAAAAAGTTTAGTTGACCAATAGTTGTTTCAATGCATGTTCCTGGCTTATAAGGGACGCTTATCCTCTCCCATCTACAAAATGGGTCAAAACGTCGTTTGCTGTATGCTTTCAATTTTAGTTTGTAATCAAAATAAACTTTAAATCTTCGAACCTGTCCGCTAGAATCTTCTATGGGATACAAAGTATAATACTTTTTAGCATAATTTGTTGCAAACCAATCCACAATTCGTAATGATATTTTAGATTCACCAGTAATTATTTTTAACATTCTAGTTAGATTATTTTCATCTTTATAAAAGTCCATTAAATTATTTAAAAGCAATTCATTTTGTGTTGTATAATTTGAATATGTCGACATTATTATAGTATTTTTAATAAACTTATTTTAAGTAATTATATTGAAAATATAATATTTTATTTATTTTTAATAAAATATTAAATAATATATATAATAATGTCTGGATTGATGAATACTTTTTTTGGTCCATTAAGTAAAGATTCTTGTGTATACTTTTTAATTTTATCAATGATATTTTTTTTCTTTTTAATTGCATTACTATTTTCTGGTATTGTATTTTTAATGAAAAAAGGAAAAAATCTTGATAGTAAAATGGTATTCCATGGCGTTATAATATTTCTAAATCTATTTTTAGCATACTTTGTAAATAGATTATTTTATACAATGTGTAGTAAAAGTTTAGTATAATCAGATCATTAATTTCCATTTTCTTTTTTATTTTTAACAATATCTTGGGTTGTATTTACTGGTTTTAAAAATTGATCACGAATTGCAATATCATCTATATAATTATTTTCTCCTAAAAATGGATTAAACCCAATTTGTTGTATCAAACCTCTATCTGCTATTTTAGAATCTAATTCTTCTCTCTTATTAGAAACTTTAAAACCATTATTTGCAGCACTTTGATTTAGTATATCCCATGTATATTCATCGTGATTTAAAGAAGATGAGTATGCCGATGACTCCATTTCTTTACTAAATCTATCATTTTCAGAATTTATATTCATATTACTATTATTTATTATTCTTCTAGAACGTTCATATGGTTCTCCTTTTGTCCATTTCCATTCCATATTAATAATATATTTAAAATTTATTATTAATAAACTTAATATTTATCTTTAAAAAGATATTATGAATTATTTTATAGAGAGAAAAGAAGATGACTAATTTTTACTATGAATCATTATTAGAATCAATATTATTATTATTATTATCAATATCCTTCACAATATCCGTTTCTTTTTTTATAATATTTAATTGTTTTGTGAATAAAAATTTTTCATCAGTTCGTCGTCTTCTTTTTAAATTACATTCAAGACATGAAATATGATAATTATCATTATTATGTCCTTTATCATTATCAATTCTGTCTATTGACCATTGTTTCATTTCTCTCGAAATATCATATAATATACTAATTTCACATTTACAATAATAGCATTTCAGTTGACTTTCAATTAATTTTTGAATAACATTATCAAAACAAAGGAACATAGTTGGATCATATCGATTTTTAATTATATCTTGTTGTTTGTAGCTATAAATTTTTTTATTTATTTCTTGAATAGAAATTTTTGTAATATCATCCTGTAAATTTAATAATATATTATTCAATAACGCTATCTGATTTTTATATGTAAATTGATTATCGGAAAATTTCCATTTCTCTGAAGCAACTCTTTTTTTATCTTCTTTTTATTTTTTTGATTATTTACTAATTTTTTAATCATATAACGATTATTTGTTCCAGTAATATTAATTATTTTATGATGATCAGTTATATTATCCATATATTTGTCTATAAATATAATATATATTTTTATAAAACTAAGTTAAACTTAACACTCTATATTATATATTATAATTATAAATGGAAGAAATAAATGAAAATGAAGAATGTCTTGAACTTAAAAATATTAAATACAAATCAATGTTATTAAATGGTAATCCACTACCAGAAACAAAATCATCTAATGATATTTCTAATTTAGATAAATTTTTAGAAAATGAAAAAATAAATAATAATAATGAACCTTGGTGTAAATTAAATAAAACAAATAAAACAAAAAAACTAATAGAGTTTGTTCAATTATATAAGATATCTAAAAATTTAGATAATGAAGAAAGTGAATTATTAATTCATTTTTTAAAAGAAAGTATTGATAGAAAAAAACTACAAAGAGTTAAAGATGTAATTTATGATAAAAATACAGGTACAATTATAAATATTCCTGCCCTAGTATATACAAAATCTAACAAACATTTTACTTTAAAAAATATAGATAAAAGAGTATCTACATTAAAATCTTTAGCACCAAAAAAAGTACAGGGTACAGTTCGTAATAAAAATGCAACTGAAATACAACAAAAATCAAATGATGATTCTTCATCTGATAATGAAAATTAAAATCAATATAAAAACTTTAATTGATATATATAAATGGTATATATATATGAATTAGAAGAATTAGATGATATATTAGAAACATTAGTATTTGAGGATGAACCATCCATATTTACAGAACAATATGCAATAGAAATAATGGAGACTGCTCTATATTTAATGGATGAATACATGATCAATAATCCTACCATTATTACTGAACCTGATTTTCATGATATTTTGTTTGAAGATATTAAAGAAATATTTTATGTACAAATGGAAGAGCAAATTTATCAAAGTGATTTTGTAGAGGATGATTTGAATGAATTATTAGAAGAAGCATTTCAAATATTTATAACAACCTTTTATCCTGAAAGATCATTAAATCAAGAAAATATTATTATTCATGAATCAGGATCAGATATATCTGTAATTGAAGAAAAAATAATAGGTCTTAGAAATATACCACAACCAGTTCAAAGAACCCCTGAGTGGTATCAATTTCGTTGGAATTTAATTACAGCAAGTAATGCATATAAGGCTTTTGAAAGTCAGTCAACAATAAATCAATTAATATACGAAAAATGTCAGCCTTTAAAAATAAATAATGATCTTATTGATAATGAACCAAATATTGTAATGGTTAATACAAACACAACACTTCATTGGGGGCAAAAATATGAACCTTTATCTGTTATGATATATGAAAATTTATATAAAACAAAAGTGGAAGACTTTGGTTGTATTCAACATCCAATTTATAAATTTTTAGGAGCATCGCCAGATGGTATTAATATTGATAAAAATTCGGATCGTTATGGTAGAATGTTAGAAATAAAAAATATTGTAAATCGTGAGATAAATGGTATTCCAAAAAAAGAATATTGGGTTCAAATGCAGTTACAAATGGAAGTATGTGACTTAGATGAGTGTGATTTTTTAGAAACAAAATTTACAGAATACTCAGATAGTACAACTTTTCAAAATGATACATCTAGTGAAATATGTTTAGATTTAAATGGAAATACCTACTTGAATAATTGTCTATCTAAAGATGGTAAAACAAAAGGTATAATTATTTATTTTCATACAAAAGAGGGAAAACCATATTACCTATATAAACCACTAAATATAATTAGTCCTTATGAAATAGATGATTGGGAAAATGAGATGCTTGATATTTATGAGAATGAACCATATAATTATATTTATATGAAAACAATTTATTGGAAACTTGATATTCTAAGTTGTGTTTTAGTTTTAAGAAATAAAGACTGGTTTAAAAATAATATTCCACAATTAGAAAAAGTATGGAACACTATTTTAACAGAACGTATTACAGGATATGAACATAGAGCTCCAAATAAAAAACAAAAGACAGATACTACAAAATCACATGTTAATTCAACTACTACTCAAGGATGTTTATTAAAATTTAATAAAATCATTAAAGTTGATACAGAAGCAATAAATAATTTATAAAATAATATCTATAAATAAAAATATTTTTATAATAAATAAAATATTATATTAAACACCAAAAAATTTAGCAATTAAGCTTTCATTTTTTTCATTATTATTACTATTACTATTATTTGAAGATAAATCATCTAGTTCTTGATTTTCTCTTTTTTGAAATTTTACTTTTTTTCTTTTTTGTCTTTTTATAACAATATTATTATCATCATCACTTTCAGGAATTATGTCATTATCTATACTACCTTCACTGCTAGTATCATCTTTATTATCTTCTTCTGAATCATTATTTATATTATTTTCTTTTTGTTCATCTTTTTTTTCAATGGAAAGTGAATTTTTTGATAATGATCTTCTTAATTTAAACGAATTACTAGATGGTGATTCCATATATTCTGATGTATTAGATTTAAATATATCTAATGGATTTGGTATGTATTTAATAATTGTATCAGTAATATTATAGTTAGCAGGTTCTATAAAACCTCTTTGATTATCTCCTAAATACTCTAATTCCCATGGCATTAAATCATCTGTAAAGGTATCATTTAGTTTTCTAACATTACTATTTGAAATTAGTTTTTCATATTCATTTAATTTTGTTGTTAAAAAGGATTTGCCTTCTGTGCCTCTATCTTTTTTATTTAAACGTAATTCTTTGTAAATAATAATTGATAATCTATAAAATTCTTTTTGAGTATTTAATTCAATTTCAAGTTTTTTTTGAATATTCAACAATAACTCAATACTAGTAATAAGACCACATATAAGTGAAATTACTGCAGTAATGATAGATATATTTTGTTGATTTAAAAAAGGTTGTAAACCAAGTGAAACAAATGAATTCAAACTGCTAAAAATTAATATAGGAATTCTAAAATAATATATAAAACGCCATTTATAGTTATGATATCGTGCATTATGATAATTACTCATTTTAATACAATTGCGTCTTATTCTTTCCAATACATCTTCTATACGTTTTGAATATCCATTATCAGTTGATACAACTTGTGTTCCACTTTCTATATCATCATCCTCTTTTTTTGTATTGGATTTATTATTTATATTATTTGTATAAAACATATTATTTAATACTTATATTTTATATTAAATAAAATGATTATATTTTTTTTTATATTTATATAAAATTTAAGATAAAAATCCAATATAAAAAATCTAATAAATCTAATATAAAATATTAGGTACATCTGTTCTAAATGGCAACAAATTTTCATCTGTAGTAAAATAACCAACACGTGTTCCGCAATCAGGGTTGATAGGAGGTAATGGTTCCACATAATTTGTCATTAATTGTTTTTCTTTATATAAAGCACCACACATTGATGCAGGTTCACATGTTCCTTCATCAGGATTGTTCGGATAACGGATATTATTTGTTATTTGTTTATAAGATCCCAAATGAAAGGTTGGAAAATGCCACCAAATATCAGATGAATTATTATTTGAAATTCCATTTCTACCTGTTATAGGATAACTATCTTGTAATAAAACATTTGATTGAGCAGTTGGATAAATACCGATAGATTCTTCTAAATTATAATTAGAGAATCCATCTTTTCTTTTCTTTTTAAATGATTCTGTAATATGGAATAGTAAAGGTAAACCTATTGCTAATATTAAAATAAGAATTAAAAATACTAGTTTATTCATATATATATTTTATATATTTTATAAAATTTATTAATAAAAAGAACAAACTTAAAACGAAATTATATTTAATTATATAAGAATGGAAGGTTCATTAGAAATGAGAGTAACTAAAAGAAACGGTAAGTTAGAGGATATTGCATTTGATAAAATTTTAAATAGAATTAAAAAATTAGGCCAAGAAGTAGGAATTCAGATAAACTATTCTTCACTTGCGATGAAAGTGATAGATCAATTGTATGATAAAATAGAAACTACTAAAATAGATGAATTGGCAGCAGAGCAATGTGCTTCACTTTCCACCCAACATCCTGATTACGGTACTCTTTCTTCAAGAATTATTATTTCTAATCATCAGAAAAATACAGATCCATCATTTTCATCTGTAATGTTTAAATTATATGATTTTAAAAATATTCATAGTGAAAATAAACCTTTAGTTTCTAAATCATTTTATGATTTTGTTGAAAAATATTCACAAGAATTAGATAGTACAATTGTACATGAGAATGATTATTTGATTGATTATTTTGGTTTTAAAACCTTAGAACGTGCTTATTTATTTAGAATTAATAATATTGTGATAGAAAGACCACAACATTTGTGGATGCGTGTAGCAGTAGGTATTCATGGAAATATTAATGATCCAACTAGTATTGAATTAGTAAAAGAATCTTATTATCTTATGTCACAGAAATATTTTACACATGCTACACCAACTCTTTTTAATGCAGGCACACAAAGACCACAATTATCAAGTTGTTATTTAATTGCAATGGAAGATGATAGTATAGATGGTATTTTTAATACATTAAAGGATTGTGCACATATTTCAAAATGGGCAGGAGGTATTGGTCTTCATATTCATAATATAAGAGCAAAAGGAACTCATATTCAGGGAACAAATGGAACATCAAATGGAATAGTTCCAATGCTAAGAGTATTCAATAATACTGCGAGATATGTTGATCAATGTGTTCATCCAGAAACAATAATTTATACCACAAATGGACCAATTCAAATACAAAATTGTTCAATAGGTGAAACACAAATTTTTAATTTAAATGGTGAATGTGAAACAATCGAAAATGTTCTTGAACATCCATACGAAGGAAAAATTTATAATATTGAAACTATGCATTGTTTAGATAATCTTAAAATAACATCCGAACATCCTATTTTTGTTTTACAAAATCAAAAAAAAGATATAACTTATGATTTAATTAAGAATAGATTAGATAAGAAAATAATTTCATTTACTTGGGTTGAAGCAAAGGAATTAACTTATGATGATATGTTAGTTTATAGAATTCCTGAATACAATAATGACATCAGTAATTTAAGTGAAGATGATTGTTATATGTACGGAATACTATTGGGTGATGGATGTATGCATAATGAATATCAAAATGGATACATATCTTTACATACTACAAATAAAATACATATATTAAATTTTGCAATTAAATATTTTGAAAATAAATGTATTCAGTATAAAATTGATATAAATGAAAATACAACAAAAATAAGATGGAATAAAAACATTAATATGCCATTCAGATATAATGATATTTATGATATAAATAAAAATAAATATGTTCATAATAAGTGGTTAAATCTACCAATAAGTAAATCAAAATTCATCTTAAAAGGATTACTAGATACTGATGGATGTAATGATAAAGAATTTGTTTTTGATAATACTTCAAGAAATTTAATTGAAAGCGTTAGATTTATTTGTCTTAAAATGGGGGTATTAACAAGTGGATATACACGAGATAGAGTTGGTGAAAGTCATGAAACAAATAATGGCATAATTACAAATAAAAAAATTAGTTATTGTCTTAGAATACCTAAAACAAAAGATATTTGCGATCTAATGAATATTGATTATGATGATAAACAATTTTTCAAATTTTTCAAATATAATAATTATCTACTAACTAGAATAAAAAATATTACAGAAGAAGAATATAGTGGTACACTATATGATTTACAAATGAAAAAAGAACATAATTATATGTTACATAATGGTATTGTACATAATGGCGGAGGTAAACGTAATGGATCATTTGCTATTTATTTAGAGCCATGGCATCCTGATATTGAAGATTTTCTTGAAATGAGAAAAAATCATGGTGATGAAGAATTAAAGGCACGTGATCTTTTTTACGCATTATGGATTAGTGATTTATTTATGGAACGTGTTAAAAATAATGATAAATGGTCATATTTTTGTCCAAATGAATGTCCTATGCTTTCAGATTTATATGGAGATGATTTTGTAAAACAATATGAATATTATGAAAAAATAGGTAAAGCTAGAAAGGTTGTAAATGCACGAGATTTATGGTTTAAAATATTAGATGCTCAAATGGAAACAGGTACACCATATATTTTATATAAAGATTCTGTAAATAAGAAATCAAATCAAAAGAATCTTGGTACAATAAAATCATCAAATTTATGTGTGGCACCAGAAACATTAGTTTTAACTGATAAAGGTCATATCGAAATTCAAAGTTTAGTAAATCAAAATGTAAATGTATGGAATGGAGAAGAATGGAGTACTGTTACAATAAATAAAACAGGTGAAAATCAAGATTTAATTGATGTTTATACAGATGATGGATCTAAACTAACATGTACACCATATCATAAATTTTATATTCAAAGTACCTATTCTTTAAATTCTATTGAAAAAGTTGATGCTCAAGATTTAAAACCAAATGATAGAATTATTAAATGTGAATATCCAATAATAGATGGTTCTGATAGTATGAGATATGCATATACACATGGGTTCTTTTGTGGAGATGGAACTTATACAAATAAAACAGATGAACCAGAATCACAATGTAAATTTAAGGCACTAAATAATCATTACTTTTGCAAAAGACATTTACCATATGAAACAGAATCATATTTATTTGATAAAGACTTATTATGCAATGAAACTGAATTAATGTGTCAAGCTAAATCATATGTTAAAAAACCAATGGCATATTTATATGGAAATAAAAAACAATTACTTGAATTTATTGATAAACGTAGTTTCACAACAGATGAAAAAAATAACAAAATAAATGTTCTTCTTCCTGTTGATTTAAATGAAAAATTTGAAATCCCTTCCTTTTTTTGTTCTATAAAAGATAAATTAGATTGGTTTGCAGGATATTGTGATGCAGATGGTACTATATCTAAAAATGGAGATAATGAACAACTACAAGTTAGTTCAATAAATAAAGAATTTTTAGAAAATATAAAATTATTACTACAAACATGTGGAATAAATCCCAAAATTAAACTTAGTCAAGATAGAACCCAAAGTTATTTACCTGATGGAAAAGGTGGATATAAATATTATGAAGTTAAACCAATATATAGATTATTAATTACATCCTATGATTTATATAATATTTATAATTTAGGGTTTAAACCACATCGTTTAATAATTTCTGGTACAAAACCTGCAAGAGATGCAAAACAATTTATTAAAATATTAAAAGTAGAAAATAATAATAGAATAGATGATACATATTGTTTTACTGAACCAAAAAAACATATGGGATTATTTAATGGAATTATCACAGGACAATGCACAGAAATCACACAGTACTCAGATAATAAAGAAACAGCAGTTTGTAATCTAGCGAGTATAGCTCTACCATTATTTGTAAATCAAGAAACTAAAGAATTTAATTATGAAAAACTTCATGAGGTTACAAAAGTAGTAACAAATAATTTAAATAAAGTAATAGATATTAATTTTTATCCTACTGAGAAAACAAAAAGAAGTAACATGCTTCACAGACCTATTGGTATTGGTGTACAGGGTCTTGCTGATACCTTTATACTTATGGATATACCTTTTCATAGTGATAAAGCTAAGGAAGTAAATAAACTTATTTTTGAGACTATCTATCATGCATCACTTGAAAAAAGTAATGAAATTGCTATAGAAATTAAGAAAAAAACTTGTTTTGATGGAAAAATAGTTCCAGAAATGATTTACGAGATAAAATATACAAATGGTCTAAAGTACGGATTAAAACCAGAACATTGTGGTTCTTATCAGTCATTTGAAAATTCACCTTCTTCAAAAGGTATTCTACAATTTGATATGTGGTCAGTAGATCCGACACCAAATAGATATGACTGGGATAAATTAAAACAATCTATTATTCAGAATGGATTACGTAATTCGCTTTTAGTTGCACCAATGCCAACTGCAAGTACATCACAAATATTGGGGTTTAATGAATGTTTTGAACCTTTTACAAGTAATTTATATAGTAGACGTACTTTAGCTGGTGAATTTGTAATAGTAAATAAATATTTAATGAAAGAATTAATCAAATTGGGTTTTTGGAATGAACAAATAAAAAATAATATTATTGCAAATAAGGGTTCTATCCAACAATTAGATATATTACCAGAACATATTAGAAATAAATATAAGATTGTTTGGGAAATACCTATGAAACATTTAATTGACATGGCAGCAGATCGTGGTGCATTTATTTGTCAAAGTCAAAGTATGAATTTATGGGTTGAAGATCCAACTTATAATACATTAACATCTATGCATTTTTACTCATGGAAAAAAGGTCTTAAAACAGGCATATATTATCTGAGAAGAAAGGCAAAACATCAAGCACAACAATTTACAATTGAACCTGAATCAAAAAAAATAAATGAAGAAAAAGAGGATATTTGCGAGAGTTGTTCTGCATAAAGTAGAATAAAATAATTATATTAAAAATATCAAAATAATATTAATATCAAAATTATAAATTATATAAAAAAAATTTATATAATTTAAACTATTTATAAGTCAATTAAAGGATGGAGAGGTTGTAATAATCGATTTATACGTATATTATCTATTTCTAATATATCTATACCACGAATTATTTTAATATAACATCTTAATGTTGCAGCTACATCGTGCAATGAATTATGCATATTTTTTGGTTCACATGAAAATAATTTAAAATATAGATCTATTAGTTTTGGATATTTTTTATATGGTTTACCAAACTTATCAAGAGCAATAATATTACAAAATTCAATAGAATTATACATTGTACAATATATATTTTTAAAATTATTTAAATAATACAAATATTTTTTATAAAATTTTATTTCTTCTTCTCTTATTGTATTAGATGTATTATAAATAAATCTTAGTAACTCAGCTCTTATAATATTTAAATCAAAAGAAATATTATGTCCTACAATTCTATCCACTTTTTGTAAATTATAAAATAAATCATGCAAAACATGTTCTATTAAAACACCATTTGTTTGTGAAATTTCATCAGTAATACCATGAATTTTATTTGATTCAACTGAAATATGAATCGATTCAGGAAGTTTTATAATATAATCTTTTATATCTAAAATTTCAAATTCATTTTCATAGACTTCTTCATATATTACATAGCTCAGTTGAACCATATATGGCCATTTATCTAGAGTATCTGGGTTAAGTATTTTTGTTTCAGGAAGACCTGTAGTTTCTGTATCAAAAATAAGTACTTTCATTTTGCTATAATAAATATAAGTTAAGTTTTAAATCCTTATTAATTATTAGTTATTTAATATTATATTGAATGATTATTTAATTTCAATTTTATTTTATATTATACATAATTTTTACATATACCAAAACTTCTCCTATGCCATATTGTAATACCATGTTCCTTTATACCATCTAAATGCTTTTTTGCACCATAACCTTTATTTGAATCTATTCCATAATATTCTGATAGTGTGGGATTTTTCTCGCATAATTCATCTATATATTTATCACGTTCTACCTTTGCTAAAATAGATGCTGCAGCAATTGCTGTATATTTATTATCACCACCTTCAATGGTTATATGAGGTAAAGATTCTATTTTATTAGTTTTTTTATTTAAATAAGTAATAGGATTAAAATAATTACCGTCTATTAATAAATAATAAGAATAATCTTTTCTCTCTTCTTTTTCATGTATTTTCATTTTTTGATTGTATTGTTTTCTAACTTCTAAAATAGATTGATGCATTGATTTTTGTGTTGCCTGCAAAATATTAATTTCATCAATTGTTTTCTCATCTTCAAAACTTACATACCATGCTATAGCATTATTTTTAATATAATTTGCAACTTCTTCTATCTTTTTTTTAGAATGAAATTTTTTACTATCTTTTACTTTTGAGTGATCGAAACTATCATCTTTAGGTAAAATAACTGCTGCTGTATAAACTCTTCCAAATAGTGGTCCACGACCTGCCTCATCTACACCTATTTCATATATATTAGTATCTTCATGATAATATTTTTTTAATAAAGGTTGTTGTATTTGTTTTCTAGGAGTTTTTATTTTTATTTTTGGTATTATTATTAATTCATCATCATCTGAATCATTAATAATTTGGGCACATACACTGTCTTTATTCATGATATTTTATTTATATTTAAAATATAATATATTTTTGATTTTGAATTCAATTATATTTTAAACTTTTTTCACTATATAAATTATACAATGAATACTGAAGCATTAATTCTTTTCTTAATTTTATTATTAGGTATAGTTCTATGTTCTTTTTTAGGAACTAATTGGAATTCTAAAGAAGGTTTAACAAATAATTCTGATGTTGTACAAACAGTTACCTTTCAAATGCTTCCTTTAAATAGTTCAAATCCTCAAACTGTTAATGTAAGTTACCCTAATGGAACTAATTCAACTATGATGTTTAATCTAAATGGTACTAATACTACATATACTTTAACATCATCTCCTACATCAAATAGTCAACCATATACATATAATGGAAGTGATGGTTCCACTGCTGAACTATTTGTAAATCCAAATCAATCCCAACAAGGTACTAATGAGAATGAGCAAATTCTTATTATTTCAAATTCAGGAGTTATAACACCTTATGGTAGCACTTCTAGTTATTTCCCACAATCAACAACCAATACAAATACATCGAGTACATCTAGTACAAACAATAATTATGACAATTATAATCACTATGCTAGCTCAACTTCACAAGCAATATATGGAACATTTTATGGGCCTAATGGTGGTACTGCTACTATTGTTACAAATAGTGATGGTACAAAACAAATATTAGTTGTGAATCCAGGAACATCTACACCAATTATCTATACTATTCCTCCACAATCTATATTAAATACATTATCAGGCGTTACTGCAAATACTTATTACGCACCAAATGGTTCATCTGCTACTATTGTAACAAACAATGGTCAAACAGTTGTTCAAGTTACAACTCCAAATGGTACTACAACTTATACACAAAATGGTGCATATTATAATCCTAATAATACTTCAACATCAACACAATATTATGGTAGCACTGGGTATCCTATTCAACAAAGTCCTTATGCTTTAGCTTATCAAGGACCTTATGGTGGAAGTGCAGGTGCTGTAACTGGACCAAATGGCAATACCGCATATTATGCACAAGGTCCAAATGGTAATACTGTTGCAGGAACTACTAACAATGGTTATGGAACAGATTATTATAGTACATTACCTTCTGGAATACCTGCTAGTCAAATACCTCCTGGACAAGAAGATCTATATATTTTAAAATCGGAAATTGTACCACCAGTATGCCCTGCATGTCCAGTTGCTGCCGCATGTCCAAGCACAAAAGAACAAAAATGTCCTCCTTGTCCAGCATGTAGTAGATGTCCTGAACCCTCTTTTGAATGTAAAAAAGTTCCTAACTATAATTCAATAGAAAATGATTATTTACCACAACCTGTTTTAAATGATTTTTCCACATTTGGAATGTAATATAAATAATATATATTGTTTATAAAAATTATAATAAATAATATATTGTATTTCTAGTAGAATATATTAGATTCATAAACATAGTAGATAAATTAAATGCAAAATGATTGGTTAATAAAATATTATTATATAATAAGTAACCAATGCCTGAATATAGAGATCCTTTAAATTTTACTGGTTATGCTAGTGATAATAGTAATTCTAGTGATAATAGTAATAGCAGTAATAGTATATATGTTAATTCAAATATCAATAATACGTGGACAGAAAATAAAAAAAATCTTCCAGAAATTCCTCAAATAACACATTTAGAAAATAAAAAAATAGAAAATATACAAAAAATAAACGAAGTTCGTTATTTTGATATAAATTTAGTTGATAGAGTATATAATCATGATTATATTATAAATTTTTATTTACCATTTAAAGATTTACAAGAAAATTCTATACACCAGATAGATTCTACTCTTTATAAAATGGAAAGGTTTGAAAGTAAAAAAAAGAAATTTGAAGTTTATACAAGAGAATATGATGAGTCTATTAGCAAAGACTGTTTAAATGTAACATATGATATTGTTACCATTGCAAATTATCTTAAAAATATTGATAGCACTTGCAGTTATTGTCCTTCTTTTAATCGCACATGGAATTGTTGTGGTCTTTTTGCCCCTTACATGTATATATATTTTTATTTACTTAGCGAAAATAGATTACAAGAATTTTCATTTAATTTGTATTTACATGGTTCTAAACAAGAAAATTTATATAAAATAGCTACAGTATTTTACAAAGTTATTACTGGTTATGGAGAGAGCGATGAGAGATATAAAGCAATAACATATAAATTATATGATAAATATGGTATCGATATTCCATCTCATAATAGAGATCCTGAATTTTGGTACCTTCCTTGTGAAAAATATAATGATAATACATTTAAAAATAATACATCTTATATGTTAAATTTATGTCATGGAACTGCTACCGCTCATCACTTTTTCATATATAGATGTAATGATAACATAATAATGTCTGATTCTTGGTCAAGCGGTGATACTTCTCGTGGTCCTATAACACGTTTTTTCAAATTACAAAAATTTATTGAATGTATAAATTTTATAACATATGTTTATCATAATATGCATACATTTGCAGAAGAAGATAAGAAAAATGTTAGTAAAGTTTATAATGTTTATATGGATGTATTATTTCTTATACCTTATTTAGATAAACAAATTGAAGGAAATAAATTTTCATTTCCAAAACACCGTTTATATGAAATCAGAATTGTTGATCCTTATACTATTAATTCAATCTTTTATAAACTAGCTGACCGAAGTAGTGCTGGATTTAAAAAATATTATCATTTAGGTGGAATCGTAAATTCTCATAATAAAAGTAAAAAGATGATATCTAAGAAAAAAGTGAAATCTAAGAAAGGAGTGGTATCTAATAAAAAAATGACATCTAAGAAAAGAGGTTAAATGATTAAAGGTGTACATTTTTAATCAATTTCTTCTATTTTTGGTTCATGCTCATGATCAGAACCTTCATCATCATTTTTATTATTCTCTGAACTAGATTCTTGTTGAGATCCAATATTCTGCATAAACTTTGTAAAAAGATCCTCTAGTTCTTTCTGCTTTGAAACATAATCTTCTTTAACTAAATTTGGCTGAAATGTCCATTGTTCAACCTCAGAAATCTTATCCAAGACCTGTTTCTTAACTTTGTCATTTAATTTACTAGTTAATTCATTCTTATCATCATTTAATGTATTTTTGATTTGATATAAATAACTCTCCAAATTATTTTTGGCTTCAATTTTCTCTCTTAATTCATTATCTTCATTTTTATATTTTTCTGCTTCCTCAACCATTCGTTCAATCTCTTCCTTACTTAATCGTCCTTTATCATTAGTAATGACAATCTTATTACTTTTTCCTGTCGATTTTTCCAATGCAGAAACATTTAAAATTCCATTAGCATCTATATCAAATACAACTTCAATTTGAGGAATACCACGGGGCATTGGTGGTATACCATCTAATTGAAACTTACCTAATAATGTATTATCTTTAGTAAGTGTTCTCTCGCCTTCAAAAACTTGAATTAAAACACCTGGTTGATTATCTGCATATGTTGAAAAAGTCTGGGACTTCTTAACTGGTATTGTACTATTGCGATTGATTAATTTTGTCATGACACCACCAGCAGTCTCTAAACCCAAACTTAATGGGCAAACATCCAATAAAAGTAAATCTGCAATTTTTTTGTCTTTTGATCCAGTTAAAATAGCTGCTTGAACTGCAGCTCCATAAGCAACACACTCGTCAGGATTAATAGACTTACATAACTCTTTACCATTAAAATAATCACTTAATAATTGTTGTATTTTAGGAATTCTTGTACTTCCACCAACAAGAACAACTTCATGAATATCTGATTTTGATAATTTAGCGTCACGTAAAACTTGTTCTACAGGTAACATTGTCTTACGAAATAAAGAATCACATAAATTCTCAAATTTAGCACGTGTAATAGTACTAGCAAAATCTACACCATCATATAAACTATCAATCTCAATATGAGCAACATTCGATGTAGATAATGTGCGTTTTGCATTCTCACATGCTGTACGTAATCTTCTAAGAGATTTTTTACTTTCTGATAGATCCTTCTTATATTTCTTCTTAAATTCATCTACAAAATATTCAACCATTCTATTATCAAAATCTTCACCACCTAAATGAGTATCTCCTGCAGTTGCTTTTACCTCAAAGATAGAATCGTCAATTGATAAAATAGATACATCAAAAGTACCACCACCACAATCAAATATTAATATATTTTTTTCACTTGTATATTTTTTATCTAATCCATAGGCTATTGCTGCCGCAGTTGGTTCATTTATAATGCGTAAAACATTTAATCCTGCAATAGTACCTGCATCTTTTGTTGCTTGCCTTTGAGAATCATTAAAATAAGCAGGCACCGTTATCACTGCATCGGTTACTTTGGTTCCCAAAAAAGATTCTGCGATTTCTTTCATTTTCATTAAAACCATTGAACTTATTTCTTCTGGTGCAAAAGTCTTTACTTCATCTTTATATTCAACTTCAATATATGGTTTGTTATCTTTATTAATAACATTATATGTAAAATGTTTCATATCATTTTGAACATTTTGATCATTGAATTTTTGACCAATTAAACGTTTTGCGTCAAAAACAGTATTTTGTGGATTTTGACTTACAATTGATTTAGCGGCATCACCTATTAAACGTTCTTCTTTTGTAAATGATACATAAGATGGTGTTGTTCTATTACCTTGATCATTAGCAATAATCTCTACATGATCATTTACCCATACACCAACACACGAATAAGTAGTACCAAGATCAATTCCTATGGCTGTAGTCATATACATATTTTATTAAGTTATATTTAAATAATTTTACTATTAAATTATTTTATCTAGTTTTTATACATTTCTTATTTATTTTAAAAGTAGCACTTCTATCTTCTTGTGGAACAATATTAATAACACATTTTGATTTTTTTCCATATAAAGGTTCTGTGCATCCTTTTTCCTTTTTTCTTTTTGTTATATTCTTTTTAAATGTAAATACTTTAGGTTTTTCTTCAGTACATCTAGATCTAAAATGTTCATATCTCTCTCTGACATCACAATATGTTAATCCTGATTTTTTTTTCAACATTTTATTTACTAATTCATGTAATTCATATATGTATCTAGAAAAGGTTTCTCTGTTAGCCATATGACAATTTTTTAAGGGTTGTTTTTCAAAATTATTTTTTAAATTCATTCTACAATATTTGCATGGTAATACATACTGAAGATTTATAATAAAATCCATATAATGTTTTTTATCCTCTGAAGAAGGATTTACAGGATAATTAAAACTAATGGTATGTAATGAATGCCATACTGCGGGTCCCCAAACAGATGTTAACATTCCATCTCCAGAATTATAATCTTTTTTAGTAAATACACGTTTTTTTGTTTTATTATGTGTATTTCTATTTTTACGTGTTTGTTTCATTATATTATTTAAATAGAAAATAATTAAATAATAAAATATAGCTAGAAGATATATATGAATTCAGAATCTTCTTTTAACTTGACAGTATTTACAAATGATACCAAAAATATATGCTCATGTACTGCAGTATCAATATTTTTAATAGTTCTTTTTATTATTAGCCCTTTGAGTAGCTTCTTTAAGACATCCTTGTTTATGAAAATTTTTGTTATAATATTATTAACCTATACTATTTACCTAAACACAAATCAAATTAAAGCATTAAATTCTGCTATAACCGATAATATGTCAGATTATGTTAAATCACAATTAAATATTAATATTTTATGTAGTTATATATTTACACTATTTTTAGGTTTATTATCTATTTTTGTTTTGAAAACTTTTTTCTGATTTAGTAAAATATTTTTTAGATCCATAATTTTTAAATAATATAATTTATCATTCTTGAAATCATATTTATTAATCTCTATAATTTGTCCAGTAATAGTTCTAAATAACATTTTATAATTATTTATAAAAATATCTTTATATAATATTCGTTAAAATAGAATCATATTTTATTCTTAAATATAATATATAAATGTCGAGATATGTTAATTTTAATACAATACCTACAGGTGAACTTGAAAATACTAGTTTTTTTTCAAGAATTAAAAATGCTGGTGCAAAATTAGGTTCTACAACTATTATAATAATTGTATCTATTATATTATTTTTAATAATTGCTATTTTTTATTATTTTTATTATGTTGCACCTAAATTCAAAACAAAATATCAACATAATAGAGAAGGTGGATCAGATTCCGGTAGTATAAATGGTAATAGTAAAACTGCAGAATTATTATTATTTTATGCAGAGTGGTGTCCACATTGCAAAACAGCTAAGCCTATATGGGATGATTTAAAGAACGAATACCAAAATAAAACTATTAATGGATATAAAGTAATATTTACTGAAATTAATTGTACAACCGAGTCTGCAGAAGTAGAAGAAATGATGAATAAATATAATGTAGAAGGTTTTCCAACCATAAAATTATTAAAAGATGGACAAATTATTGAATATGATGCAAAACCATCAAAGGCTACTCTTACTCAATTCTTAAATACTGTTCTCTAATTTAGTTATAGAGAGAAAATCAGTTGCTGTTTTAATACCATTATCAAAAAGATTTTTTCTAACTTCAATGTCACTTAATGCATTTTTTAAAATATCAATACTCATTAAATTAGTATTGCAAATGACCTCATTTTGTATTGTTGGTTGAGTATGACTAGTACTAAAACTATATATAATTTTAAATAATAAACCCATAATAAAATCTAATAATGTAGAATCTGAATAAATATTTAATTTATTATCATTATATTTATTTTTAAAACCTAATATTTCATTAATATTTTTACCTGATTCAATACAATATTTTAAAGGATAATTACATATCATTCCTCCATCTATGTAACATTTATTTTCAATACAAACAGGTGATAATAAGATCGGAAGTGAACATGTCATTTGTACTGCAGTTAAAAGTGAGAGTTTTGGATGTGTTAAATAAGAAATATCATGCACTTGAAATTCATTAATTTCAAATGTAAATAAATGTAATTCTATTTTTGAATAATGATAAAATTCCTGTAATGTAATATTTAAAGATAAATCTTTAGCATCAAATAATGGTTTAAAACATTTCTCAATAACTTTTGCATCAAATATTCCCTTTTTAGTGTAAGCTTCAAAGATTTTCTCTACATTAATCTTAAATACTTCATGCCATGGTCTTTTAATAATGTAATCATAAATAGTTTCCCAATCAAATTTTAAACATATTAATATACCAACTATAGCACCTGCAGATGTTCCATAAATAGATTCAATCTCATCTATATTAATATACTTACGTTCTTCAAAATGCTGAATAGCTCCTAATATTTGAATCATAATAGGTCCTCCACCTGAAATTACTAAATGTTTTATTGTCATAATATTGATAATAATAATAATAAATTCATTTTAATAACTTTTTTTCTATAATGTTTTTAAAATGGCAAATATTTTTACTCTAGAAAATGTGGAAGATTTTTCTGAAAAATTAAATATTGATGAATTATACGAAAAAAAACGTCAATATGATTTAAATAAATTAGCTTTATTTAATAAAATTTTAAATCGTATTCATGTTAGAATTCGTACTACATCACGTCAAAGAATAGACGAACAATTTTGTTGGTTTATAGTGCCTGAAATAATCATTGGTGTTCCTAAATATGATCAAGGCGCATGCATTGCTTATTTAATAGATAGATTAAAGGATAATGGATTTAATGTTAGATATATACATCCAAATACTTTGTTTATTTCATGGATGCATTGGGTACCATCTTATGTAAGAACAGAACTAAAAAAGAAGACAGGTATTGTAATAAATGAATATGGACAAAAAATAGATGAAACAATAGATGATAATAAAATAACATATGATAATTTAAATCCCAATGATATACTAATAAATAAAAATAAAGAACTAATTGATCCAAAGAACAAATTACCTAAGAAAGAATATACACCTATTAAGTCATATAAACCATCAGGAAATTTAGTTTATGATACTGATATTCTAAATAGAATTGAAGATAAATTTCTTTAAATTAAATTTTTAAATATATAAATTTTAACTTAAAGAAATGGAAAAGTTATACAACAAATTTTTTTTCAAGATTTTTTTTGGATTTTCAAAAATGGACAAAAATAAATGTCCAAAATCAAAATTCCGAAAAAAATCTTGGAAAAAAAATTGTTGCAACTTTTTGAAAAATTTGTGACTGAGAAAAAAATTAAGGTAACCAAAAATTTAAAGTTTATTTTATTTTATGATTGTAATTTTTTTTGTTTAAAAATTATTAATTTAAACTATTTTTAGGCGATTTTTTCTGTAACTCTATAAAGGATGACTTTGGATGACAAAAACTCGCAAAAAATCGCCAATATATTTTTTTGTGAAAAATGTGACTATAAATGCTCAAAACTATTCGACTATAAAAAACATTTTTTGACACGTAAACATATAAAGGATGACAAAATGATTACAAAGGATGACAAAAAGTCGCCAAAAATCGCCAAGCAATCATTTTCATGTGAATGTGGTAAAATATATAAACATAGACAAGGCTTATGGAAACATAAACAGGTTTGTACTAATAAAAAAGTTTCTAATAAATCAGAATTAATAAATTATTTAATGAAAGAAAATTCAGAATTAAAGCAAATGATTATTGATGTATGTAAAAATACAACTCAACAAACTACAAATGCAAATTATAATAATACTACAATTAGTACTAATAAAACATTTAATTTGCAATTCTTTTTAAATGAAACATGTAAAAATGCAATGAATATTATGGACTTTATAGATTCTATACAGTTGCAATTATCAGATTTAGAAAAAGTTGGAGAAATTGGTTATATCGAAGGTATTTCTAACATAATTACATCTAATCTTCAAGCATTGGATATAACTCAAAGACCTATACATTGTACAGATAAAAAGAGAGAAGTATTATACATTAAAGATAAAGAAAAATGGGAGAAAGAGAATGATGATAAAAATATGTTAAGAAAAGCAATTAAAAGTGTTACTATTAAAAACCAAAGATTGCTTCCAAAATTTAAAGAAGTACATCCTGATTGTGGTAAAAGTGATTCTGCTTTTTCAGATCAATATAACAATATTATAATAGAATCTATGGGAGGTAAGGGAGATAATAATAAGGATAAAGAAGATAAAATAATTAAAAATATATTACATGTAACAACAATAAATAAGGATATAAAAAAATTAGGATAAAATAATTTATATAAGTTTTTTTGCTTATTTTAGAAGAAATATATTAATAGTTATTTTTAAATTAAGTAATTATTAATATTAGTAGTTATAAA